AGGTTGATTTAACAGTCTATTCAGATTTAGTTAATCATAACAAAACAATTAAGAAAGACCTTCCTAATAAACAATCTGATGTTAATGAAATGTTTAGTGTTTTAAAAAGAAAAGTTCAAAGTGGTTTAGCTTATACAGAAGGAGCAATATCTTTTTTAGAATCTGACTTAAAGGAATTTTCTAAATCTTCTAAAGAAATAGGATTTAATCCTAATGAAAATGACGCTTATAAAGACGCTCAAAAAACTTTAGCACAAGCACAAGAAGAAAGTAAGTATTATAAGAAAGCACTTGCTTCAGTAAAAAACTTTGGATAATAAATAAAATAATATGAAACCAACACAAGAACAAATACTAAGAGCTTTAAACAAGCTAGTAAGAGAAAACAAAACTGAACTTAAGGCTGAGAAGATTGAGTTGGGTTTGGTAGATGATTTAGAGAAGATATATACACAAGTAATAAAAAAAGCAGGAACAGTATCAAAAAGAAAAGATAATGCAATAGATACTATAAGAACTCTAAAAGGAGAAGCAGTGAAAGTAAAGCAAGATACTGTTGATGGTTTAAAGAAAATAGAACAATTTAAAAAAGCAGCAAAAGAATTAGGTATAGAATATCCTAGTAGAATAAAAGGGTTAGAAAAACAATTTGAAGATACTTTTAAAGATATGGAAACAACTCAAAGTAATTCTGATAAAGCTATGAAATTATTATAAAATCAAACAGAACAATAACTATTCTATTATATAACAGAACTTAAAACAAAACTATGGATTTAAAAAAGCAAATATTAGTAGCACTTGGTCTTGATAAAGGCGAAGAAGTAACAATGGCTTGGCAAGGCAAAAGTGATGACGGAACACTTTTTGTAAGTACAGCAGAAGAATTAGAAGAAGGAGCAGATTTTTCAGTTCTTACTGAAGATGGAACGACAATACTTGCTCCTATCGGTACTTATCGTTTGGATTCAGGTGTTTCAGTAAGAATTGAAGAAGAAGGTGTAATTGCTGAAATCATCCAAAGCGAAACTGAAACTGAAGAAGTTGAGGAAGAAATGGAATTAGCTGAAGAAGCTGATATTGAAGATTGGAAAGGTTTAGAAATCAGAATCAAAAATTTAGAAGATGCAGTAGCTGACCTTAAAAGAGATAAAGATGGTGGTGATGATGAGGTTGAAGAAATGGCTGAAGAAGTTATTGAGCCTTCTACAAATCCTAAAACAATTAAGACTACAGAAGTAGTTGAGTTCTCAGTAGAAGACTTAAAAGCTGAAAATGAATTATTAAAAGCAGAGTTAGCATCACAACCTGCTTCAGCACCTTTAGACACGAACAAATTTAGTTCAGAGAAAAAACCTGTATCTAAATTAGACTATTCAAAAATGAGTAAGAATGAGAAATTTTTACATAACTTATATAATTAATAACTAAAAAAAACAAACAAAATGGCGTTTACTACGACAAGCTCGTTTTCGGGCAAAGCAGCAGGATTTTATATTTCAGCAGCTTTAAAATCAGCAGTATCACTTGACTATTTAACTTCAATAGAAAATATCAAGTTCAAATCTAATATCCAAAAAATGGATGCAACAGTTTCACCTATCGCAGCAGCAACGTGTGATTTCACAGGAGCAGGAACACTTGCTTTAACTGAGAAGATTTTAGAACCAGCTAATCTTCAAATTAACCTTGACTTATGTAAAGCGACTTTACTTGATTCTTGGGAAGCTTTACAAATGAGAGCAGGAGCAGGAGCACCACCTCCAGCATCTTTTGATGACTATGTAATTTCTTATATGGGAGATATTATCGGAAATGCAACTGAAAATTCTATTTGGGCAGGTGTAGCTAATGCAGGTGGAGACTTTATCGGATTCACTGGAGCAGGTGCAGCAGGATGGTTAAGAGCAGGTAATGACGCAACAGTTGTACAAGCAGTTTTAACAGGAGGTGCAGGTGTAGCTCCAGTAGTAGGAACAATTATTGCTGACATTCAAGAAGGACTTGATGCAGTACCAGCAGCAGTTATTGGAAAAGAAGATTTACATATCTACTTAAACCAAAAGAACTACCAATTATATGTTCAAGCTATTTCTAAATTAGGTTACTTAAACGCTTACAATATGCAAGGTGAATATGTACCAATGTTTAACGGAATTAAAGTAGCTGTAGTTAATGGCTTACAAAATGCTGCAATCGTTATAGCTGAGAAGTCTAACTTGTTCTTTGGTACTGACCTTTTAAGTGATGCTACTAGAATCCAATTAATGGATATGGCTCAATTAGATGGTTCAGATAATATGAGAATGGTTGCTCGTTACAGTGCAGGAACTCAGACAGGTATTGGTTCTGACATTGTACTTGTATCTTAATAAATAAATAAAAACGGAGAAGGAGGGTGTCAAAACCCTCCATCTTTATAACCACTTAAAAATTAACCAATTATGGCTTGTGGCATATTAACAAAAGGTAGGGGACTCGACTGTAATAGAATCAGTGGTGGAATAAAATTTGTTTATTTCGGAGTTTACGACCAATTTACAGCACCAATAGAAACTACTGGACTTCCAGTTACAGATGGAGAAGTAACTGACATAGAAATGATAGCAGCAGCAGAGCTATACAGATACACTATGCCTTTGGGTGTAGCTAGTCTTACAGAAACAATCGTAGGTAGTCGTGAAAATGGAACTTTTTACGTAACTCCTTCTTTAAGCGTAATTCTTAACAGACTTACAAAAGAAGACCAAAATCAAATCAAATTATTAGGAGCTACTAAACTTGTATGCTTTGCTCAATTAAATGCAACATTACCTTCAGGAACGGACGTTATAGTTGCTTTAGGAGTTACTAATGGAATGGAACTTAACGCAGGGACTATGGATTCTGGAAGCGACTGGGGTTCAAGAGGAGGTTACACATTGACTTTTGACGGAATTGAAGCAGCACCTTTCCCAATGGTAGCAGATTACCCTATAGCAACAGGACCTTTTACAAATGCAGGGTTTAATATACCTGGAGGAATAGTAACAGCTTAATTTTCTTATCTGTTTTATTATAATCTTAGAGAGGGTAGCTTAACGGTTACCCTTTTCTTTTAGCTTAGTGAGGGTGGTGCGGTAAGTCCGTATATAGAGCAATCTAGCGTTCACTATGGGATTAAGGTTGCTTTGGCAGCCTTTTTCCTTTATTAACCAAACAAAAACTAACTTTTTCTATTATATAGTATGATACAAGGATTCACAAAAGAAAATTTTGGAGCTTATCTATCTTTAGAGGATAATAGAATAGATACTTCAGCACCTATAAGCAAAATTAGATTCTTAGTTAAGTTTATAAATGATATGACTGGAGGAGTTGAATATGTTTATCCACTTACTACAACTAATACATCTTTTCAAAGATATACTCAACTTGTTTTCAATTATGCTTTGAATCCTGATATGTATAATTTTGAGGTAAATTTATTACCTTCAGGACATTGGAAGTATGAAGTATATGAAGTTAGTTGGTTAGGAATTGTAAATTTAGCTTTTGGTAATGCTCCTGCAACTGAAACTGATGTATTACCTGTTGCTGATACAAATGGAATTGTTAATGGAATTGTAACTAAAGGAATACTTAATTTAACAGAGAAAGCAGGAACAGAACAAGTACAATACGACCAACACGAATCACCAGATAGTCCTAACTATGTTTGGTATGGAACAGATATTGATGTATGGAATCCTGCTGATGAAGCTTCTATTGTAGCTTTTTATAAAAATAAAACAGGATTGACTTTAGTTGGTGGAAAAGTAAAAGGTTGGGATGATAGTTCATCTAATACTTTTAAAATGGTTCAAAGTACAGTAGCTAATCAGCCTTCATATACAGCAAGTACAGGTGGTGTGATATTTAGTGGTGCTGATTTTATGCTAACAGGAGCTTCTTCAGTTACAATACCTCCTGCTACTCCATTTCTTCTTGATGCTGAATTTACAATTGGATTTAAAATAAAAGCGACTTCTTTTACTGGTATTATTCTTTCTGAAACACTCTCTGCTGTTGGTAATTTCAAACTTGATAGTTCAACTATTTTAAGCCTTGCAACTACTACTGGCTCTAGTGTTTCTTTAACGACAACAACAGGAACTTGGGAAGATGCTTATGTAGTTATCACTAGAAATGCAGCTAATTTGATTAGTTTATCTGTCAATGGTGTTTTACAGACAGGAACAGTTACAAAAATAGGGGATTTTAGATTTAACTTATTAGGAAGCCAAAACGTAACTTTTCCTTCATTAGATGGTAGTATATTTGAATTACAAGTATATAGTTCTACATCACCAACATTAACAGATAATATAAACGAAAGACTTTCAAACTTATAATATGGATAAAATAATTTCAGTAGATTTAAGCACTTCAACAGCACCGTTAGTACAAGAAGTACGTGGAAAAGATTGGATTGAGTACGGAGATGCAAATGGTGAATGGAGAAACCTCTACCCACAGTTCTTAATTGACCTTTACTATTCTAGTTCAATAACGGCTGCAATCGTGAACGCTACTGCTGAAATGGTAAGTGCTGAAGACCTAGTTATTTCTGATGAAGATGATAGAGATGAAGAAGCAAGAGTTAAGCTTCAAAACTTTATGAATAACGCTAACGGAAATGAAACACTACACGAGGTTTTAAAAAAGGTAGCATTTGACTTTAAGCTTCAAGGAGCATTCGCTCTTAATATTGTATGGTCAAAAGACAGGACTCAAATCGCTGAGATTTATCACATCCCAGTAGAGAAGATTAGGTGTGAGCGTCCTGATGAATTTGGAAAGACTAGAGGTTACTATGTATCAGGAGATTGGGCAAATACAAGAACTAACAAGCCTTACAGAGTTCCTGCATTTAATGTAAACGATAGAACTTCACCAAATCAAATACTTTACACAGGTCTTTACAGTCCTAATATGAACTCTTATTATACTCCAGATTACGTAAGTTGTAATAACTGGGCGTTAATAGACTCAAAGGTTTCTGAGTTCCATCTTAATAATATATCTAACGGATTTACTGGTTCGTTTATGATTAGTTTCGCAAATGGAATACCAACTGCTGATGAAAGAAGACAGATAGAACAAAGTCTTACAGATAAATTCACTTCTGAAAAAAATAGTGGTAAATTCGTACTCACATTTTCAGATGATAAAACAAGAGTACCTGAAATAACTTCTATAAGTCCTTCAGATTTGGATAAACAATTTTTGGCACTTCAAGAACTATTGACTAGCAACATCCTCAGTGGGCATAGGGTGACTTCTAAGACACTTATGGGCTTAGATAGTGCAAATGGGTTCTCAAGCAATGCAGACGAGCTTTTAAACGCTTCTAACTTTTACTTAAATACTGTAGTAATGCCATTTCAAGGGCAAATCTTAAAAGTGTTACACAAGATATTCCAAGTAAACAATATGGATATGCCTGTTCAGTTTGTACAACTTAAACCAATTACAATTCAATTTGATTCTGAAACGATTAGAGATGTAATGACTCAAGACGAAATACGTGCTGAAATAGGATTAGCACCATTAGAAGGAGATGCAGTAGCAGAAGACTTTAAAGAGGAATTTGCTAAAGTTGGTATGATAGACGGAAAGCCTGTTTTTGATACCATAGATGAAGCCTTAGCAAGTGCAAAGACTTTAGGGTGTGAAGGGTATCACGAACACGATTATGAAGGGAGAACGGTTTATATGGCTTGTGAAGGGCATACAGAAGCTACACAACTTGCAGAGTGGATAGAAGAATTCGGAGAAGATATGCCTGAAGATTGGGAATTAGTAGATGAAGAAGTGGTAGATGGTGAGCATCGGGATTTTGATTTTGAGAAAGTATTAAATGAAGAAGCTGACAATAATATAGAACTTGCATCAGCAGTAAGTGCAACTCCAAACAAAAGAAGTAGTCAAGATGGAGTAAATAAGTCTTACAATGACTATTATAAAGTAAGATATGTATATGCTACTGATAATTTCTTAACTAATAAATCAGGAACAAGTAGAGAATTTTGTAGAGATATGGTAGCAGCTAAAAAGATATATACTAAGGAAGACTTGGTAAATGCTAATAGTTTGACTTTAAATCCAGGATTTGGAATTGATGGTAAAAAACGGTACGATTTGTTTCTTTTTAAGGGCGGACCACAGTGTCGCCATTTCTTCTTGCGTCGTATCTATAAGACTTCACTAAGAGGTGCTAAAAGTAAAATATCTAGTAGTCAATTAATATCTTATACTAAAGCCAGGTCTGAAGGATTTACAGCAGAAAAGAATGACAAGCTAGTAGCGATAGCACCACAAAGAATGAAAAATAACGGCTACAATAAACCAAGATAACTATGAGCTATGTACTATTTATATCAGAAGCGAAGCTAAAAGATAGCACCGCAATCAATCTTAATGTCGATGTAGAGCTACTACTTCCTTATGTCCGTCAAGCACAAAAATTGTGGTGTGAGACTCGACTTGGCACACCTCTAAACAACAAATTGAAAGACTTAATTACAACAGGTACAGTAGGTGCTGTAGGTAATGAAGCTTATAAGACTTTATTAGATGATTACATAGGGGATTTTTTGCCTATAATGGCAATGTATCACGCTATTCCGTTTTTACGTTTCAAAGTGGAAAATGGAAACATATATAGCAAAACATCTGAAACTGGAACTGCCCTTTCTGTAGAGGAAGCACAGCATTTGCGTGAGGAGTGCAAAAATACTGGTGAATATTATTTAGAGAGAATGATAGACTACATTTGTAATAATAATTCACTTTTTCCTGAATATGGCACATCGAGTGGCTCAGATGTGGACGCAAATAGAAATGCATACTACAATGGAATGAATCTTGAAAGACCAACACAGCAAGGAACTAAACTTACTTTACAGAACTTTTTAAGTGCTTCAGATTAATGAAGAAATACTACAAGCCAAAAC